TGGACCTATACATGAATTATCACAAAAAATTATAAGTAAAGTACAGAATAGATTTGATAAAGATTATAAACCTAGAGCTGAACTAGGTAAACTAAAACGATACTCTGACATTACACAAGTAGACATGTCTAAAGGTAATTGGTTAGTTTTATCATCAGCAAATTATTTTTTAGATGATGTAAAAGATTTATGTGAATTACAAGGTTGGTATTTTCAACACAAAGGTACAAATTCTGTACCACTAAAACTTCTTATGGCTCTAAATAACTGGGAGCATTGGCGTAAGGATGCTTCTCTAGGAAATATAGAAATAAAAAATATATATGAATACCTTGGCTCTAATGTATTACCAGGTTTTAGAACAGGTAAAACATTACATTCTGATACAAAATATTTAATGAGAGATTGTAAAGCTGAACACGGTCTAGTGACTGATAGTGTTTGGTATGATGCTTTTGAAGGTTTAGATAATGTCACAGAGAATTACATTCGTAACATGCGGGCGAATGGTGAGATGATAAATAAAAATCCGCGTATAATAATGTCAACAATACATGGAGCAAAAGGAGGAGAAGCCGACAACGTTCTGCTTATGCAGGACCTAACCAATGCAGCGTTAGAAACGATGAGTTATGATCCGGATGAATTACATAGATTATTCTACACTGGAGCGACGAGAGCGAAGCGTGAATTGCATGTGTTAGATCCAAAGAACTTTGATAGGGCTTATATATTATGAGGAAACAACCACCTCAAGGAACCGAAGAGTACAGACTTTACAAGAGAGATTTAGAATTTAAGTATGCAAATACTGAACATGGTTTTTTAAAAAGATTATTTCAAAGTATTTATTCTAGAATAAAAGGTAATAAAGGTAGAAACAAAGGATGGGTACCTGAAGTTACTAAAAAAGAATTAGAAGATATTTATAATGAACAAATTAAAATATATGGTAAAATTTGTTTATATTGTAAAACTCCTTTTACTTTTAAAAGAAATAAAAGACAAAAAGATTTAGAAAAAGAAAAAATAAAACAAATTAAAACTAATATATCTATGGATAGATATGACCCAAATCAAACTTATAAACGAGGTAATATAGCTTTTTGTTGTTGGGAGTGTAATGGAAAAAAGAGTGATTCTTATTTAACAAATTGGGTTAACTTTTTAAAAGGAAGGAAAAGAATAATAAAATGAAGTGTTGGCATTGCGACCATGAATTAATTTGGGCAGCAGATCATGACATAGAAGGCGATGAAATATACGATATAGTAACTAATTTACATTGTCCTGAATGTTATTGTGCTGTGGATGTTTATCATCCAAGTGAAAAATTAAAAAAGGAATATGAAGATGCAAAGAAAAAAATCGTTAACTAGGCAGGTAGGTGGAAATCATTATCGAGATTATGTCATTCAGCCGGCAGAGTTTATAAACAAAAACAAGTTGCTTTTTGCAGAGGGCAACGCTATAAAATACATAGTGAGAGCAAAAGATAAAGGTGGAAAAGAGGACCTTCTTAAAGCTAAACACTATATTGATATGATAATCGAAAGGGATTACGAATGAGAAGGACACAAATGCCATTATTTACACCAGAAACAGAATGGGTAATGCCTGATGAATTAAAGGATTTAAGAGGACATAAAGAAATTGCAATAGATTTAGAGACAAATGATCCACATTTAAAAACTTTAGGATCAGGTAATGTTACAAATAGAGGACACATAGCAGGCGTTGCGGTGGCCGTAGAAGGCTGGTCAGGCTATTTTCCGATACATCATGAGTCTGGAGGCAATATGGACAAAAAATTGGTGTTAGAATGGCTTAAAGACATACTAAATCAAGAAAATACTACATTTATCTTCCATAATGCAATGTATGATGTGTGCTGGTTAAGGTCAGTAGGGCTTACCATAAAAGGACCCATTGTGGACACTATGATAGCAGCATCTTTAATTGATGAAAACAGAATGAGCTATCAATTAAATTCATTAGCTAAACATTATGTTGGTATTGGTAAAGATGAAAAAGTTTTAGTTGAAGCTGCAAAAGAATATGGATTAGATCCTAAAGCAGATATGTGGAGAATGCCTGCAATGTTTGTAGGTCAATATGCAGAACGTGATGCGGAGTCTACACTTAAACTTTGGCAAAGATTAAAAATAGAAATTTATAATCAAGAACTAACTGATGTATTTACATTAGAAACAGATTTATTTCCTTGTCTAGTTGATATGAGATTTAAGGGAGTGAGAGTTGATTTAGAAAAAGCACAAAATATTAAACTAAATTTAATTAAAAGGGAAGAGACATTAATTAAAAAAATTAAAAATTTAACTGGTGTTGACGTAGAGATTATGGCAGCCAGAAGTATAGCAAAAGCTTTTGATAAACTTAAATTACCTTATGATAGAACAGCAAAAAGTAATGAGCCAAGTTTTACTAAAAACTTTTTACAGAATCACCCACACGAATTACCACAAGCTATAGCTGAAGCAAGAGAACTTAACAAAGCTCACAGTACATTTATAGATTCAATAACTAAACATGAAGTTAATGGAAGAATACATGCAGATATAAATCAAATAAGATCTGATGCAGGTGGAACTGTAACAGGTAGATTCTCTATGAGTAATCCAAACCTACAACAAATTCCTGCAAGGCATCCTGAGCTTGGTCCTATGATTAGATCTATATTTATTCCAGAAGAAAAACATGTGTGGGGATCATTTGATTACTCACAACAAGAACCTAGAATTTTAGTACATTATGCAAAGTTACAAAATTTAGAAGGTGTTGATGAAATTGTTGATGCATACAATCAAGGTGATGCAGATTTCCACCAGGTTGTTGCAGACATGGCAGGTATAGAACGTAAACAAGCCAAGACAATTAATTTAGGTTTGATGTATGGTATGGGTAAAAATAAATTAATGGCTGAACTAGGATTAATGAAAGAGTCAGCAGAAAAACTAATTAGACAATATCATTCTAAAGCACCATTTGTAAAACAACTTATGGATAATGTATCTCGTAAAGCAAATGATAGAGGTAAGATTAGAACTTTAGGTGGTCGAGCCTGTCATTTTGATTTATGGCAACCGGTACAGTTTGGTGTATTTAAACCATTACCTTTAGAACAAGCTAGAAAAGAATATGATGAGCCATTAAAACGTGCATTTACTTACAAAGCATTAAACAAATTAATACAAGGGTCTGCGGCTGATATGACAAAAAAATCAATGGTAGCTTTGTATAAAAATGGTATAATACCACACATACAAATTCATGATGAAGTAGATATTTCTATTGAATCACAAAAACAAGCAGAGGATATTATTCAGATAATGGAATCAGCAGTTGAATTAAAAGTACCTAACAAGGTAGATTATGAGAAGGGAGCTAATTGGGGTGAAATTAAATAGTGGCTTACTTAAACGCAAACATACCAGCAACTTATGCACAAATTAAAAGAGAATATTTATATGATTGTAAAAAACATCACGGAGAAGTTGAAGATTGTATTATTTTTGGTTTATCGAGTCTTGGTGGGCGTGCTATCCTTTTTCATGGAATTATGGAAAATGGAGCTATCTTCTATCGTCTACCGATATCTGCGTTTATTCAAAGAGGTTTTGACCCAAAGGATGTTCCTAAACGTAGACTTGACGAACTGGAGTTATGGAATTCTTTTAGTTATTTTCCTGCTGTTACTTCTTGGAATATCTTAAGCGCAGCTTCAGGCAAATACATTGGTAAAGATAAAAAATGGCACCATGGTAAATACTTATTTACCGTTGACTGGGCACACCCAGATGGTAATATAGTAGATACTGATCATTCAGAGATTCCGCACGAACATAAGTGCGCACACATAATAGCTTTAGATGATGGCAATTATGCAGCACAACCAAACAATAGATGTATATGGGACTTACCTTCTTTCACGGTAAAAGATAATATACCAGACTGGAAAGTGCAAACTAATGAGTGGAATGTTGAAGATACAGGTAAATGGAAAACAGAAGATACCGATAACTTCTTCTATGAAATTGAGGAAAAAAAATGAGTTTTAAACAACATATAGTAGAAAAAAAAGAAACTATTATACAAAAGATTAAGAATGCTTTTAAAAAAGTATACTCTTTTATCTTTGATAAATTTAATAAATAGATTCTTATTAACGTGATAAGATAGGGAGGTAGAGGGAGACTTTTATCTCCCGGTACTAATTATGAAAACAATACCAGACGCAATAGATGATATGAAGGAACTAATAAAAAAAATAATAGATAAACCCTTATCTTGGATGGAACACATTGGAAGTAAAATGAATGTGTATGCCTGGAACAAGAGATGGGGTAACAAGAAAACAGGATATGGCTACAGAAAATAGATGTAAAAAATGTAATTGCAAATGTCATTGCAATGAAGAATTACATGCCGATGTTTATGGTATGTGTCCTTGTGATGATTGTGTTTGTAAAAACCCAAAAAACGATGGCGAGGAGTGTTTATCGTGTCAATAAAGGAGTTTAGTTATGAGATGGATAAAAAAATTATGGGACATGTATGTCCAATGGCTATTTAAAGAACATGAAAAAAATAAAAACAAAAAGTAAATTAGATTGGTTTAAAAAAAATATTGTAATTGTTCCTGTTGTGGCAGCAATCATAGCCGGAACTTTTACATCGGTAAGATATGTATTATCTTTAACAGATACTATTACAGCTAACCAACAAGAGATTGTAGATCTTACAAGAGATTTAAAACAAGCACAGACAAATATTGCAGATCAAAACACAAGATTATCATCAGCTGAAGCAACATGGACTATGG